CAGAGTATGACCCCCCTCTAAACGAAGGATGGAAGTCTTCCGCAGTACCGTAAAGCTCAGCAAAAACTACCGTAGTATTGTGTGGAAACTTGATTCCAAAAAGATCAGTATCTCCATGAGCTTGAGCAAGCCATAAAACAGAAAAAGGATCCCCATTAGAAGGAATATTAACAGCACGAATAATAGGCCAGTTACTCGGAGGACGAAAAGAAGGAAACCAGTTAGATTGAGAAATATCGTCTCCGTATACAGAGTCAGCCATGAGGTTAAGGAGGTAACGTGCCATCTGAGAAAACGCATCAACTTGATCATCATTCTTAGCATTCGGAAACTTCTTTAATTCATCTATAAACTCTTCAACCCAAAGCTCACCTTCAGGCAGCCTCACCCTACCTGACTCGACAAGATGAGTGGCAGATAATGCACGAGCCAACTTGCTATCGCCACGAACGTGAATAGGAGTGATAGGAAGTAAAGTCTGTTTAAGATCCTCAACAAGGTCAATTCCCGACGATTTATATTCCACCAAAACTTTGTGTGGTTTAATAGTCTCATATTCATCAAGTAAAGTTCGCTTAAGATCTGGATACGTAAACTTGCCACGCACTCTACGAGTAAGGTACAAATTACGCCCATCCCACATACCCGTAAGACCGACACTCGGGTCAGACGTTTCGTTACGTGTAGAAGCTGTGTCCCAAGACTGGAGAACAAGAATAGAATCAGGAGGTAAATCGGACTTTTTATAAAAATGCCACCAATCTCTCTTAAATATTTCACCTTCTTCAATAGACGGTCTTTGCTGATACAACGCCTCATAATCCCCCCTATCAAGTTCCCGAATCTGAGAGTATCTCTCAACAGGAAACTTCTTTGGGTAAAGAGGTTCACCAATCTTTCGACCTACAAACTTAACTCCCAGTCTCTCTTGATAATCAGGGTTGTGTATCTCAAAACGTTCGTCTTCTTCGGCTATTGCAGGTAAACTTATAATCTCCCAGCCTTCCAAAAACCTTTCGCTATTGGGGTCAGATAAAGCCTCGTTATCTTTAGCAATCATTCGACCAGCTAAATCATCCTCGTGCCAACGAGTCATAATCACTACAACTGCAGATGACTTCTCCTCCAAACGAGTATACGCTACCGAAGTATACCAGTCCCAAGCTCGATCCCGAATAGTTTTTGAGTTAGCCTCTGCTCGATCTTTCACAGGGTCATCAATTATAAAAACATGCGCCCCTTTACCAGTTGCAGAACCTGCTACTGAAGTACCGAAGTACTTAGATCTTCTCTTCTTCTTACCCACAACATGGTGTACTTCCCAGTCAGTCTTTGCAGAGGCATCTTTGGGTAGGTGAGCATTTGGAAAAATCTCTTTATACTCAGGACTCAAAACATAATCTCGAGCGTCCCTACCAAAAGAAGCCTGTAGTTCAGCGGAGTACGCTGCTGCAATTATTTCCTTACCACCATTCTTACCCAAAAACCAAGCAGGAAACATACGAGAACACAGCTCAGACTTCCCATGTCTTGGAGGCATAAAAATCATCAAACGAGGAGTCTCCCCTCTCTCTGCAGATTCTAACCTGTCAGCAATCAAGTAGTGAAACCATTCTGGCTCGTACTTATCAAGCATACAAAGCCCAAAATCTATCAAGTTTTTTCTAGCTTTCAAGACCCTAAGTTTCTGCAAAGCTTGAAGTCTTCTAGCAATCTCTTTTTTAGACATGTTTAGTTTTCTTGGTACAAAATTTTAGTAAAGCAATACGAGCAATTTGATAAAAAATCTTTGTTTCTCCCGTTAGCATCGAAGTCCACAGGAATTTGTGTCTTGATATTTCTTCGGCAAGAAGCGCAAGAATGTGTCATGTTGATCTTTTGGCAACTGCGATTATGGAACGAATACTTCTTGATGTATTTATCAGGCATTGTTAATTCATTATAGCAGGTTGGCAAAATATATTAATAGTCCCTCTTTCTTTTTGGCAAATATATTTATATGAATTCAAGGTACCCGTGTGTCTAGGTGTGTAAATGTAATCCCCCAAGACCTGCCCCCTGATGGGGTGGCCTCAGGCCATCTTGGGGTTACATTGATACACCGCAGATACCCTTGGTTAGCCCTGCTAAATTATATATATTTATATATATAGGAAAATCGCAAAAACGCAACATGCCTCAAACCCTTTCGTAGAGCGAATCTCCAGCATTTATGTAACGTTTTATGTTTCGACACACCTCAAACCCTTTCGTAAAGCGGATCTCGAGCATTCATGTTACCTTAAAACTCTTCAAATTTTTAAAAAATGCAACATAAAACGCAACATCCAAAAACTTCTCAAACTTCTAAAATTTACCTTTAAAGTACAAACAAAATGTTGCCTATATAGCCTTATTTTGTTATTATTACCTTGTTGCCAGTAAATGTACACACCAGTTATTCACATTTAAGAAGTAATTATTCACATATAACGTATAAAAGCCTAAAAAAGCCCGTATAGCTCACTCCTTAAGTACATTTTTCTGGCAGTCTTTTGTTCTTTCAGAGCTATACGGGCCCTCTTAAGGCTTCATAGGAACAAAATGAAGACACAGACTGCCGAATTAGACCTGACAAAAGCAGAAAATCTCGATTCTGCCTTCGATGAGCTAGAAAAATTGTTCAGACAACACTTCTATGCAGAAATACCATTAAATGAATTCTTTGATATCCTAATGTCGTGCGGAGATATCCCCGATATTTTTTGCCAAAAAGCAGGATTAGACTTTCAAACAGAAATTGAGGTATTTTGGAATGCCCAACAGCCAAAAAACGACAGTAAAAATACACCTAAAAAAGAAGGCTTTGTGCTTCCTGTTTTTACATTCGATGAATTCTTAAATTACGACCCTACTCCTGAGAGCTTTTTAATCGAAGGAATTCTACCCGAGAATGCTCCCACCGTTTTGTACGGTGCAGGAGGGGTTGGAAAGTCGTACCTAACTTTGCAGCAAGCAGTAGCCATTGCTACAGGGCTTCCATACCTAGATAAATTCGAGGTAAAAGAAAAACGCCAAGTACTCATCATCGCACAAGAAGATTCCAAAAACCAAATCCATTGGAGACTAAAACGTATCGTAAATCACCTCTGCCAAGTGCATAAAATCTCTGCTTCCGACATCGCCCAAGACCTGAAAAACATCATCGCCGTAGACTTCTCTTCTTTGCGTGAAAATAACCGTGGCATGAAGCGCACTTTTACCGACCCAAGTGAAGAGTTCCTAAATTGCATAAAAGCAACGTGCTTAGACTACGGCAACGTTGGACTAATAATTGCCGACCCATTAAACAAGCTCTACGGAGCAGACATGAACGATAACGAAACTGCTACGCAATTCATGCTCAACGTAGAGGATCTATGTGAAACCTTAAACGTAACCGTAGAAATACTGCACCATAAAAACAAAGCTGCCGACAACGTAAAATACCGATCCTATTCTGCTGGTGGATCTATGGGTGCAGCGTCCTTCATCAATGGTGCCCGACACAGCATCGAGGTAGACAAAGCAAACAAACAAAATGACAACGTGCATTCCGAAGAAAAAAACAAAACCTTTATCCACAACATCGCCAAATCAAATTACATGGCTGACGGAGATTCCAGAATTTTCTACATGCAAAAAAACGATGAAGGAGTCTTATATTTTTACGATGCCGAACAAGCTAAAATAAAAAGAAACGAGCAACTTATGGAGGCCCAAACAACCTCCCCTGAAAACAGAAAAAAAGATAAACTAACCAAAGAATTTATTAACGTATTATCAAATGGTAAAAAATTAAAAAAGATGGAATTATACGATGCCTTAAACCTAAACAGATCTAACGGCGTAAAAAAACTAAAAAAAGCTCTAGAGCTTGGCATCGTATTAGAAGATAAAAATACTAACGAAATTTACTTAAACACGGAAGAGTCAGATGAAACATCAAAATAAAAAATCAAAAATTATTAAAGATTGGATCAAACTACACCCTAATGTTGTAAAGTCTTACACCGTTGAAAACAACGAGCACCGATTAGAGCTTGCAGATCACTGCGCGATTAAAGGTAACGAAAAAGTAATACAAAACCCATCAGCTGAATTAACACTTTGGAAACTTCATAATCTTATAAAAATAGAAGAAGATGACGAACTACCTTTTTAGGTATTTCGGGCCCCGAGGTAAATTTTCAAAAAAATGCTCAGTATCCTACAGGGTCACTCCATTTATATTTTCATAATTTTTTATTTTGTATTTCGGGCCCCACCCCCCTTTTGGTTTTTTTGCCATTTCTACTGACTATTTGTAATCATTCTTATTTTTTATAAGCCACCTCCGCCCCACCACCAGCCTAGTCTCTGTGGATCTGTTACTGTCGCCTCGGTGTGTAAGTCTTTAGCCCCCTGTGGAACTGTTACAAATATCTTCAATGTGAAAGTTTTTTTGAAGCTGTGGTACGGTGGTTCCTCGCTTCGGCTCGTTCGGGGACTCACTCGGTTAAATGGTTTAAGCCACCTCCGCCCCGCCCGTCCACCCCGAGAGCTACTCCGACTCTACGAGTTTCCCAGAGCGTTTCAGTTCGCGCTCATATTTCTCGATAAGCTCATCATCTGAGAGGCCATCATCGTCGGAGATCTTAACGTGTAAAGTGGGATCGGCGTAAAGTTGCATGAGTTTTGCCAATTCCTTGAGAGCCTCCATTTTGTTGTGCATCTTCACTCGAATCGACTTGTGACCTCCAGCTGCTCGAGTGAGTGAAACTTCTGAGATCGCGTCAGCTATTTCATCCGAGACATCGCTAGAGTTCTTCAATGTGACCATTTCCTTCTCTCCGTCCCAAGTCATTACGTCCTTGATGTTCGTGGTGGCTATCCTTGCTAACTGAGAGATCACTTTCTCAGGTGTTAACGCACTAACTTGCAGTACCTCAGTCATTCGCTGCATTATTTGCTTAGCGATTTTAGGTTTAGCCACAAGCTCAGAGGAATACTTCTCTAGGGACTGAGAGTTTTTGTATCCAGCATTCTTAGCAGCTTCAAGAGCGTTGCCATTGTTGGCAATAAAAAACTCGACGAAGAGATTTTCTCGCAAAGTTAGTCCGTTAGGTAGCAATGCCCTACACCCTAGCTTCTCAGGATCCTCCAGCAGATTCGCCAGATTCCGCATTAACTCTGCCTTCTTCTCTTCCCCGTCAAATTTCACTAAGTCTTTTATCATAATAGAATCTCCTAGTTAAATTATACCATACTTTTACCTACCTTCTGTTAGGCTGAGATACTTCGCTCTCCGACTTCCCTCGCTTCTCATCGGATAAATCACGAATTCCCGAAGGTCTAAAGACCTGCGCCAATCCGCATTTATTTGCCGAGTTCCGCTCACGCGATTCTCCGAGCTTTTCACTTTGCCCAACAGCCCCTAACAACTGATAGGCTAAAGGCTTAGGATTTAGGGTAGGGTAGAAAGATAGGGAAGAAGGGTAGGAATTAAGGATGAAGGAAAGGGTGAGTGGAAGGTGGATGTGGGTGTGGTTGTTTTGGTATACAAACAATCCCTTTCCCGATCTCGAATTCAAACAGGGAACGCTGGCTTCACAAGGTCGGTAGTATAATTTTATTGGACAAAAGGTGAACCTTTTATACCCAAAAAATTATCTCCACACTTACCCTTGTGAAGAAACGCTTAAACCCTGTTCTTCTCAACTCGTCGGGAGGGAAATTGTTTTTCTCCCAAAACAACGGGGGGTTTTCGTGCGGAAATTTTATATAGTTTTTCATAGCATTAATAACCCCTGTAAATTTTTTATTAGGAGACATAACCATGGAATCAATCAAAAGCTTAATCGACCTTAACAATCGTATTTTAACCCCTAAACTTTCAGAGTACTGGGAGCAATCGAAAGAAACAACCAATTATGTCGGGGGACTACCTAACTGTATCACCTTAAAAAATGATGCAATCATTATCAGGAGTCAGAATATCGGACAAGTATACGACCTTCTAAGCCCTGCATTATTGCTCACATGGTTACAAGGTACGGGCTATGTTACCGACTGGAAAGACCGTTATATACTAATCAAGAAAGACCGAACGACCCAACCCCTTACAGAGAGCCAAAGGAACCACAATTTCACAACCCTTGCCTGTTTCTGGCAACAATACAGCGCATTAAAACAATGCGAGTTTCCAGAGGTTCGAGTTATACCAGACACCGACGACAAGATTATTAAATTAGTCGGCCCCTCCGAGATCCTTGAGAAAGTCCGCCAGTTTTTGAACGGTACAATGAGAAGCGCAAAGAGAGCAGAATACTGCGACTTCTTAGGGAGACATGATTTACCAAAATCAGCAATTGAAACCGACCCGAACGACTACACCGACCGCAACAGCATATTGACATATTACCCACACTCACAATTAATAACAGAATTATCCCAAACACGTGTCATGCGTGACCGCCAACAATGTCGAATTGTAGTCGAGCACCCAGCCGACCCAGAGAACAACATAGGAAAAACCCAGTCGATGGCAGGTTCCACGATGAGAGCCTGCTTAGAGCGAGACTACAAAAAGACCGTTAAAGACTTCGGACTCTACATAACAAACGACTCTTGGGATGTGATCAGAGGATCCCGAAAAAAAGGTGAATTAAGGTTAATGCTGCCAGATATTATAACAGCCAGTCAACCAGACTCAGTAATTGAGGATGACTTCGAACTAGTTTAATTCGCTAACTTTTTGCCCTTAATCTATCACTTGGTAGGTTAGGGGCAAAATTTTTTTCGCGCTCGCGCTTACGCGCTCGCTCTTTAGTGTCTTCGGTGCGAAAGATTTATAGTTACTTGAAGAGTCTTTTAGCTGAGCTCGCTTCGCTCGCTATTCGTTGCGGTACTCGCTTCGCTGCGTTCCTCTCTCCGACTAATTAATACCTTCAGTTTAAGAGATTATTTCAAGATAAAAACTCTCTTAGCTGGGCTCGCTTCGCTCGCTGACAGTAAAAAAGATTTACCAGGCTTCCTTCGTCGGCCTGGAAACTTTTTCACTGTCTATTAATTTGAGTGCTCGCAAGCTCGCTACATTATTGAGCTCGCTTCGCTCGCTATTTCCGTAGCTGGGCAGTCTTACGACTGCGGATTTTGATCTCCAGAGCTAAAGCTCTCACAAGTTAAACGATTTTACCAGATTAAAAATCGGGTAAAACTCGTTCTTCGGTGTGGGAGTTTGCCCAACAGTCTGAAGAGTCTCTTAGCTGGGCAGTTTTACAACTGCTCTTCGGTGTGAGAGATTTGTAATCACTTGAGAACTCTCTTAGCTGGGTGAGCATAGCTCACGACCCCAACATGCAAGTCTTTAGTCCAACAGGGGGTGGGGGTAGAACAAATATATACGCAGCCTAACGATCGTTAGGTTAATAAAGGAATAAATATGAGTGATAAAATTAAAAATGGTAAAGAAATTACTTACCATAACAACAAAAAAGTAGCCCAGATACTCTCGTATAAAGACGGTAAGTTAAATGGAGAAGAACGAAGTTACTACCCAAACGGTAACTTTAGAGAACTCCTAAACAATAAAAACGGAGAGATCCACGGAGAGTATAGAAAATTCTACCCCGATGGAGTCCTAGAAAAAATATGCACCTTCGAAGAAGGTATTCTTACAGGGAGCCTAAAATGGTTCTGGGAAGACGGAACCTTGAAAGAAGAATCTTTCTACATAAACGGAGACATTCAAGGAGAAGTAAAACACTACCTGCCAAACGGATATCTTTGGAGAATTGAAACCTACAACAAGTATGGCTACAGAATAGAAGACTGGCAAGACGACCTAAGCCACTTACAAAAACAAGTTAGTGTATATCTAGCAAAACACCTTCCCAAAGAAAAGCTACTCCAAATAGCAGCTGAAAAAATCTTTGAAGAACACTTCGAAGGATACGGAGGAGAATGCCTACTAGATATCTTAGAAGACCATGAGATCTATATTACTAAAGAATTTTTAGATAAAATCCAAGAATATACAAAGCCTAACGAGCGTTAGGTTGGTAAAGGAACAAATATGAAAAACTACATCTGCAAAAAATGCGAAAAAGAAGATATCTACAGAGAAGCCTTTCTTGAGTGGAGTGTTAGAGACCAAGAATGGTTAATTGAAACAGCAGGTGACGAGTTCTTCTGCTACAATTGCCAAGACACAGTAGATGTAGAAGAAGTAATATTGTCCCATGACCAAGACATGTAAATACTGTAAAAAAGATTTCCATCGCCCAACACAGAAAAACGGTCAATTATTAAGGCTCGACAAATGGGAGGCAAGAGTCTACTGTAATAACGACTGCCGAACTAAAGCACAAACAATCACAGTAACTAGACTAGGTTGGACAAAATGGAAAAGATACTGACTCTACTAAAAAAGGAGTGGGAAATCATGGCAAAAAAAGCAGAAAACCCACCTAACTTATTCTTTATTCCGGCAGGATCTAGTATCCTAGCTGTAGGAAACATACAAAGTGGAGACATCGAGCTCTACGAAAACAACAAACTAAAGGAAAAAATAAGTGGAAGCAAAAGAAAAAGAAAAACAAAACGAACCCCCAAAGTTCGATGAAAAAATATGTAAAAATTTATTATTCAGATTGATGGAGCATTGCATAAGACAGGGACTACCAGAACCGAGACTCACCCGAGAGTACGCAGGAGGCAAATCCTTCAGCGACATCGAAACAAATACATTTGGGTTCTTTTTGATCTATGGAAACCAAAAAGATGAAGGTCTTTGCTTCGAGATCAATATCGCTGCCCAACTCCTGAGAGTAGGGTTAAGCAAAGGATTCCAAGAAGGATTCCCAAAAACTTTCTGTAGTATCTGCAGCATTCCAGTAATGTTGTGGGCACAAGAATACGCCCATGA